GCGAGTTCTGCGCCCTGTTCGTTGAGCAGCCTGAGGACAGGCTTAACATAGCCTTTGATACTTCAGTGCACTCCGAACTCCTGCGTAAGGAGTATACGACGCGTAAGCCCAACCCGAACTTACGTGCTTGGCATAAGAGCGTTTACGAGCGCTGTGCCGATATGATTATCAAGCGTATGCTCAAAATGGGATACACACCGTCTCAAGCGGCGCAGTTCCTTGCCACAGTTGAGGCGAACACTTCTCTTGGTGCCCTCTACCGCGACGGCGATGAGTATAAGTACTGCAACAAGCATAGTGGGCCTTGGACCCACCGCAATAAGCGTGACGTCTTGCCTGGCGCACGTTACCACGGCGAGTTTATGCAGTTTTACAGTGTCGTGCGTGATAGTGATGCCACCCCCATTGCTGACTATTTTGCTAAAGTCGAGGCTATCAAGACGAGCAAGACAAAGCCGCGTGGCATACTCAACATGCCCACGACCAACAACATGGCCTTGTATGAGTTCTTTGGGTGCTACATGGAGAAGCTTAACTATCCTATCTTCCATGCAGAGAACCCACTCGACCCGGCCGTAGCAAATCGCCTCGCCACCAGGCTCGGCGTCGATGCTGATGGCCAACTCCACAACGTCATGTTCGCCGACATCCCGCGTTATGACCTCATTCATCCCATTTTTGCTGACCGTGAAACGAGCGGTTCGGTTCTCATGCGACGTTTACTCGAGCACATGAAGCTGCACCACCACTTCACGCCTGACGATGAAAAGCGGTTTTGGCGGGCTGCGAAGCCTTTTTGCGACCTGTACATCCGCCACTTCAAAGAGGTGATGTCCGCCTACGGTATTTTCCCAACTGGTTCACTGCTCACGTACTTTATGAACAGTTTGGACACTGGCACCATTATAGCCAGCAGACTGTTCTGTTTCCTTTGTGCCTGCCACCTCACGGAGAATGAGGCTGCTGTCGAGGTTGCCTATATGCTTGATCACTCGGTCTTTGGTGGCGATGACTCGGCAATACGCTTCTCAAAACGTTCCGCTGCGCTCATTCGGGCACATAAGTCTCTGTTTCATGAGCATTGCGAAGCTTGGGAAATAGAGTTACTCAAAGCGGATAAAAGCGGCCCTGCCGAGGTCCAGGACCTCCCGATCACCCACCCCGACGTCAGCTTCCATAAGCGTGGCTTTACCCGTATTGGCGACGACTGGTGGCTTTCAATGATCCGGGCCGAAGGCGAGCGTTACAGTAGCTCTTCACTCACGAAGATGCTCTATTACCAGCCTGCGAAGAAGCCACGTTGCCCTGACGAATTTAGTAGTCTTGTGCAAGCGGCCTACGCCGAGTGCGCGGCTGCGGGTGAGAAGGCGTACAACGCCATCGCCACCCACATAGCTCGCATTTCGCGCATCCCGGCGCCCAGTTGGTTTGAGTGCGTCTCACAGACGCGCCTCCAACCCCCGGTGCCTTACAAAATGCGTCGTGTTCTTGCAACACCGCGCAACCATGAAGAGCGTCTTTTCGACGGCATCCCTGGCCGTCTTATAGACCTCTACGTTAACGCGACTCACGCCGACCACGTTAACGACCAGTACTGGAGCGAGCGTTCGGGCGAGTCTGAAGACTTGCTCAGCGTTGGCGCCAAAAACTTATAGGGGTACTGCCCCTGGAGCGTGCGTTCCGATAGGTCTAGGAACGCACGGGGCTCAGCCGCAGGTGACTCAAACCTTGCAGACCCGCCGGGGCGCCACCCCACTAAATATGGTTCCATTACAAAACAATCTAACACTATTGACCTAGCCAATGACGTCTATGGTCTACAAGTGGCTCCCGATGCCACAACTATCAGCGACTGCTCAGGCGGTCAAACCAACTCTATGGAAGAGTTCCTCGCCACTCCGATACCGAAGGCCTTTACGCTTTCAACAAGTGACACCTTGGCAACTGTCGTCGCTAACTATGATCTTCCGAAAGATATTGTCGACGACCCCAGAGTCGCGAACAAGCTACAGGGCTATGCTTTTATCAACCCTGGCACGGCTGTTGTCCGTGTCGAGACCAATCCTGGCCCAGGCCAGGTTTACTGCCTTCAGGTGTCCTTTCTGCCGTGCCACGGTGAGGCTGGGGTTTGGGGCGCTTATGCGTCACGTGATTCAAAGTCGCTGTCCCAGTTGCCTGGTTGTATTATTACAAACAGCAACCCCACCGGCGAGTTTACCATACCCTACCGTTCCCCGTACAACTCCTATGACATGCGCACCGGCAGTACTCAAGGTCACATGGGGCGGCTGTACGTTCGCAATCTCGTCAAGCTTTCGGTTGGCACGGGTGCAGCTTCCACCGTTAACGGCACCGCTTGGCTTTCCTTGCGCGGCGCAAAGGCTTATACGTCGGTTGCACAGTCCGACCATCTGGAGCGCGAAAGTGAAGCAGCTGCGGGTAGTAAGCCGCTTTCTGCGAAGCTCGGCGATATGGCCGACACCGTTGACCTCCTCAGTGGGCTACCTGCTGTTGGAGCGACCGCCGCGTCAGCCCGACAGGTTGCGCTCGCTATGTCTAAGAGTTTGGCGGCTTTCGGCTATAGCAAGCCGGCCAATGACACCACAGTCTCGCGAGTTACTTGTACTAAGTTTGCTAATATGCAAAACGCTGATGGTACTGACGACTCTGTTATGATGGGTCTTTCAGCTGACAACACAATTGGCCTCAGCTCCGCTTTTTTGGGCGAAGTTGACGAGACCTCTTTCGACTTCTTGGCAAGTAGGCTTGTCTACCATTCCACAAACCCCTGGACGACAACTGACGCCGTCGGCAAACAGGTTGCCGAGTTTGCATTGTCGCCAGCTCTTCAGGAGAGCACGCCCGTCGCCAATGTCGTGACAAGCGGCCCCCTTTCTTATGCCGACACCCTGTATCGCTACTGGCGTGGCGGTTTCAAGATACGTCTAGTTGTGGTTGCTTCTGACCTCCATACCGGACGCTTGGTCATCACATTCAATCCGACAGCCACGGGAGTCAGTGGGCACAACAACAGCTTCATGTCTCGCGCTGTGCTCGATATCACCAGCGATAAAGTCTTTGATATCGAGGTTCCTTATGTCGCTGTGAAGCCTTGGATGCGTTCGCATATAGCGGGTGTCACACCAACCGATATACTAGGCACTTTGCATGTCTCGGTCATCAACCCCTTGCGTGGCCCAGCGATGGTGCCCTCCACTGTCCAAGTCTTGGCATTTGTCGGCGGGCTGCCTGGTTTCCGGTTTGCCATGCCCAACGGCGACCCAACTGCTGTGCCTTATTGCCCCGACGCCAAAGCCGCACAGAGTGACGTGTACCCCGAATACACGCACCAGGCGACTGCGGTCATCGGCTCTTCGTATG